CTATTCGTTTTTTTCTTCAACAGTAGCCTCTTGTGCATCATCATCTGCAAATACTTCATTTAAAGCATTCCACATTGCCTCAGACACTTTTTTTAATGATGAATATTCATCTATTAAATCCATAACCTTATCAGGTGTCAAACTCTTATCCTCATGGACTAAGCCGGCCCAAATTAAAATTGCATAATCTTCCATGGATAATTCTCCATTGCTTATACCTTCAATTTTCATCATTGGCTTCTTGTATTTTTTTTCTATTAAGGATATTGCTCTCATGCCATATTTTAAGTTTCTTACCTTGTCTAATTCTATAGGATAATAGCTCATATTACCTTCTCCTTTAACATTTTATTCACTTTAAATAGAATTCTATTTAATAACTTAACAACAGGCAATAATAGTTTTTTAATCATTTATATTCTCCTTATATATAAAAGCAAGGCTAGATTAAACTCTAGCCTATGCCGTAATTGTTAAAGTAGGTTTCCCACTAACTTTAATTGTACCTGAAAAAGAAATAGGATCCTCTGTACTTGCATTTGTACTAAATCCTGTTACAACACCTTTAAACTCCCACTTTGTCTTTGTAGAAGCTGGGAACTCTATTGAGAAATCCTTAACATCTCCTGTTTCAAAAGCATCATATAATTCTTTTTGCCCTTTCCCAGTAGTTGAGTCAAAATATCCCTCTATAGATACTTCCCCCGCGTCCTTAAATCCTGCTATAAATTCTCTATAACCTCCAACGCTATCTAAAGTTGTTACGTCTATTGTATCTGCTGATAATTCTAACCCTCCAATGCTTGTAAGTTTTGCCACAGCGACTGGTGGTGGTGTTGGCCCTTTCCCTATTTTTAAAACTGTTCCTAATGATCTAAATGTCATTTTTTATACCTCCTCTAATAATAAATAGTAAAATCTATAATCCCCCTGTTTAGTTTCAATTCATGCTCATATTGCTCGTCAATGTTATTTATGTCTATATCCTCAATAAAAAATTTGTTTGTATTACCTATTTCTCTTTGGGCCATTCCTTTGATTGTATCTACTACTTGTTTTCTAATTTTTACCATGTCTGAATATTTCGTTGTCATTATTGAAAACATATAAGATATTGACTCTTTATCTGTCAAACCTTGAAGAGTTTTTAATGTTTTAGTACTAATCCTTGCATAAACAAGATAAGGCCCTTGTGAGCCTTCTGGTGCGTTTGTAGGGTATATGGAGTTGTTTAGCTCAGGTATTGCTTTAATTAATTCATATCGTAAAGCTGATTCCATTATTTTGGCTCCTTATAGGTTGTTATATAGATATTAGTTAAGCCTGTAGTTTTCCTTTCTATGCATTCGCCATCTAGTGTAGACCTATCAATTTCTTGTACATCATTAGATATAGAAAAGTCCTGTATCTCATCTACAGAATCAATAAAATCATTTAATATCTTTTTTACAGTATCTTTATCCATTTATTTCAACCCCACTTTCGCTATTTCTGCATCTATTTTCTTTTTCATTTCTGATACTATTGTTTTTTCTATCTTTGATGTATTTTCAGCTAAACTGTCACTTATAAATCTGTACCCTGGGATATATCTTCCATTTTTAGCGAAATAACCATACTCTTGTGACACTGGATAGTAACCTGTTACTTTGCCTTCTTTGTTTTTCTTTTGGAATACGTCATTCATAGCACTATCAAAAACAATTCTATATACTTTCTTGCCTTTTACTCTAGCTTTCTCACCTTTCATTACAATACCTTTTTTTAATTGCCCAGTATCGTATGGTGCATTTGCTTTAGCTTGTTTTAAAACTATATTCATAGCTTTTCTAGATGAGCTAGTAACATGTTTTTGCGGTACTTTACCCAGTTTTTCGAGTGATTTCTCAAGCTCCCTCATGCCTTCAACTCTAAATCTTACAGTAGCCATTTATTTCACCAGCCTACAATAACACAATAATTCTCTGTTTAACCCCTTAACATTAACTGCAGATAATATTTCATATATTTCTTCCCCATGTCTTATTCTCATCTCGTTTGTTATACCTTCTACAAATCTCATATTAAACTTGACTTCTACTTTTGTATCAGTTGTTAGTGATGTAAAGTATTCGTTCCCCAGTATAGGTTCTTTGCTCGCCCATATTCCTTCTTTGAAGGGCTCCCATGTGTCTACTGGTTCTCCATATTCATCATAGCCAATAGCCCTTTGAATAAAGTCTATTTTGTGTCTGTAGTCTCTCATTCAACCACCACCTGATACATACCTGACAAAAGCATGTGGTTTAATATTTGATCGTAACTGAATTGAAATCTATCAGCCATTTTAGGGTCCTCATATTTATAATTTGCCTTGCAGTACAAGACTATAGCTTGTTTTACTAAAGGGTCTGTTTCGACTATTTTGCTTTTATCTAGGCCTTTCGATTCCATTTCAAGTTTTGCAGCTTCAATTAAATCTAATACCTCTAAGTCTGATTCATTACTACTTTCTCCTAATCTATCTTTGATATCATCAAGCAATGACATTTAATCACCTACCTCTTCTTGCAATTCATATGCCGACCTTGTAACAATAACTTTTCCTATATGGCCGATTGTGAGGTCATTGTCTACCCATATTTTGTAACCACATTGCCTTGCTCTAATACAAAAACTTAAATCTTCTCCATAACCTAGAATTGGCGTAAAAGGATATATATTATGCTTTTCTATGATGTCTTTTAGTACTTGTGTTTTGATTAGTAAAAATGCTGTGCCAACCCCTTCAACTTCTTGTAAACCATCTTGGAGTTTTTTTACGTTTTCGCATATTATTTCGCCTGGCTCTCCAAGCCTTAATTTGCTATAAAAACATGGTTTATAAGGAGGTACCCTTGAAAAAATGGATCCTGATATAATATCTTTATTGTGATGTAATAAAACATTTAAAGCATCTGCATTAAATACCATGTCAGAGTCAATAAATAGAAGGTGGCTATAACCACCTTCTATAGCTTGTTTAGTAAAATCATTTCTTGCTGCATAAACCAGCGAACCAGCTGAATGGATTATATCCGCATTTATAACTGTTCTTGATAGTCTTAATATACTATTTACATATTCAATTTCAACTTGTCCAACTGTTGGTACAGCTATTAATATTTTGTCCATTCAGCTAACCTCCTATTATTACTTATAAGCAGCTGTTGTTAATTTTACAAATGCATCTGCCAATGCAATATTGCAGTCAAAGATTGCTCCACCTCTAAATGCAATGCTGTTAGAAGCAAATCCAGCGCTTGCGTCTCTCTCAACTGTAATATCTTGGCTTAAATTCCCTACTACTTTTTTGTAATCACCTAAAAATAATGTTTTTGCTGGTACTTTATCAGATTGAATTAATGGATACCCTAAAATTTTCATTGGATATTTTCCTGTAGCATCATTTATTAGTATAGGGTTACCAGCAGTATCAGTAACATTAGCTAGTCCTCTAAAAATCATTTCTTTTCCAGCTAAGAATTTAGCATTCGAGTCATATCTTGCGGGCAATTTAGCGATCATGTTTAATATATCTCCGTATGTTATAGTATATGTCCCTGTTACTTCAACTAAGTTAGAAGCTGTTGACCATGTAGCAGCTTTAGCAATTCCTTTTGGAGCTGATGACCCAGTACCATTTATTATTGCATCCTCTATAGCTACAGCTATATCTTCAGCTATCATATCTATTAGCCATTGCTCGAATGCGTTTACTGACATTGTTTGAACTGTTTTAGAGATATAAAGCAATTTATTAAATTCATAGCCTGTCAAGCTGACTTTAACAAGAGTATCAGTTGAAGCAGTAATAGCTTCATTTTCAGTGTGTTGTGTTGCTGCATTTCTAACTCCTTCAGCTGTAAATTGAACATTTCCCGCTACTCTTAACAATGTAATTTCTGATAACATTGGAGCAATTACTGTCATTTTACTAAATAATGCTTCGCTTGTTTCTGTTGGTATTGCTCCTCCAATGGATGATGCTGCCGAGGTATAATCTCTTTTTTCAGTTTCGCTTAATTCTACTCCTTGCAAATTTTTCAACCAAGCTATTCTATATTCTTTTGAATCTCTTGTTATTTCCATCCTTTCTTCCTCCTTAAAGCTTTTGATTATATTTTCTTCTGGCAAGTTAATTATATTTGACTCTAATTGTTTCCTTTTTTCTATTTTTTCTATTATTTTTTTTCTTTCTTCTACCAATGAATTTATTTCACTTTCTAAAAGATCTAAATCGGCACCTTCTTTGTCTATCTCTATTTTAATAGCTGATAGTCTTTCTTCTATTTCTTTTAATCTATCCATTATTGACCTCCAATTCTATTTTTAGTTTTAACCTCTGTTTCTTTTGCTCTATCTCCCTTGCCTCCGCAAGTTCTCTTTCAGCCTCCGCTTTAAAGAACGATCGAGCATATACTGATGTTGATTCATAAGCAGGAATATCAACAATAGCAACATCATAAAGCCTTTTAATATCTGTAATAGACCTTGTTCGTGTTTCCCTGTTGTATTCTTCTGCATTTATAGTAAAGGCAAAAGACATTTTATCTAAATATCCGCCCTTTACTTCTTCATAAAGTCTTCTTCCCTCTTCTGTGCCCGACAAATCTGCCCTTACTTTTAAACCTACTTGATCTACAGTTAATTGTAAAGTGTTGTTCTTTGTCCTTGCTACTGGCTTGCCACTATGATTAAAATTAAGAACCACGTCTTTCATGTCAGTTTTATCAAACGCTCCAGTTCGAATCTCTTCTTTATAAGCAATGCCATTAAATTCATACATAATCTCAGCTGTATCAAAAACTACCGCATAACCTTCAATAATGTTAGCTTCTTCACCTGCTCTTACTTCAAAACTTTTATAATTCCTGTCCTTTGTTATCATCTAGACCACCCTCTTTTTTAGCTCCTACTTCTCCATATTCTAATCTTATAAAGAACTTATCCCCATCATCCACACTGCTCATGTTAAATATTTCTCGGC